GCAAAAGATTGCAGACTTGGTTGCGAGTCAGACTCCTTACACGACTGCGGATGTTTTACTGAATTGCTTTAAGGACGAGGACATCATTTGCATTACCAACGAAGCAGGACAGACCGAGGATGGTAAATGGTTTCCTGCGTCCAAGGGAATGTTTCTTACTCGCCAAGAGTGGATTATTAAATTCTTCGGGCCGCAGTCGGTTGGAAACCAAAAGTTCCAAAACACCGAGCAAGGTGCTTGGATACGGATTAACCCATTTACGAAGGATGACTTCACCGGCACAGATAGTTCGGTTTCGTCTTACCGCCACGTGCTTGTCGAGTTTGACAAAAAGACCAAGGATGAGCAGGTTGCAATTTTCCAACAATCGAATTTGCCCATCAGTTTATTAGTCGAGTCTGGTGGAAAGTCGGTTCACGCCTGGGTTAAGGTCGATGCGGAGAATAAGGAACAATGGGAAGCCCGCCGTAACGAAGTCTACGAATACCTATCCGACCACGAACCAGACCCGCAGAACAAAAACCCTTCGCGCTGGTCGAGACTGGGCGGAATAATGCGTGGAGAGAATGAGCAAAGAATAGTTGCCTTTGCTATTGGTGCGAAGGACTGGGACGACTTCAAAGCTTGGAAGGAAGGACAAGACTTCCCAGAGGAGATTACTACCGACATCCTTGAGAGTTACGATGTCTTGAATGATCCGAACACCGTCATCGGTCACGGACGCTGGTTGCAGAAAGGTGGCTCGCTACTTATCACGGCACAGTCGGGGATTGGTAAGTCGTCATTTGCAATGCAAATGTCGATGTCGTGGGCTTGCGGCAGAGAATTATTTGGTATCCCCGCAAAGAAACCGTTGAAGATTGGTGTGCTACAAGCCGAAGGAGATGTCGGAGATATGGCGCAAGCGTTCCAAGGGGTAATGTCGGGTATGCGTTTGACGGATGACGAGAAGGGAATGGTAAGACAGAATTTACACTTCTTCAACGAGTCATCTAAACGCGGTAACGATATCATCGAACTTGCCCGAAAGATTGTTACTCGCTACAAGCTCGATGTCATTGTCCTCGATCCATTGATGGCTTATATCGGTGGCAACATTAACGACAATGTAGACGTAACTAACTTCTGCCGAGGACTGCTTGAACCGATGCTCAAGGAGACTGGGTGCATTGCCATTTTAATCCACCACGAAGGTAAACCGAAGGCGAAGGAACTGACCGATGGCCAAACCTTCAGCGACATTATGTATTCGGGAACTGGTGGGGCAGAGTTAGTGAACTACGTCCGAGCCGTCCTAAACATCCGCAGGGAGTCCAAAGACCAACCTGTGTTTTCCTTTATGTTGTCGAAGCGTGGCAAGGAAGCCGGTATGAGAACTCCGGACGGCAAGCCAACCTTGACCCTTAAACTTAAACACGCGGATGACCGAGTATTCTGGGAGGTCGCACCTTTGGGCGGCGGGTTTGAATTGCTGAAGGTCGGACAACAATACCAACACTTCGGGACAAAGCCCAAGATTAGTCGGGGGGCTTTGATTGAGGAATTGATGAATCAGTATAAACTCCAGCGTGACCAGGCGGAAGCATTGATTAAGGCAATGACCGCCAACGGCATTATCGAGCCAAAGAAGGTCAATGGGACGCTATACTTCCAAGGTACTAAATGTAACGATTAAACCCCTCTGGCTTGCCCTCTGGCGGGCTTTGATTGCCAGTTGGGGTAAGTATTAGGATACGTCTAACTTCTCCGCAATACGCTCAAGGGTATGGCGGGTAAGACGGAGTTCGGTCTCGATGGAAGCCAGTCGCATCGACGCGTCTCTCTCGCTTTGTTCAAGTCGCTTTAATCGTTCCTCGACTTGGGATACTCGCCAAGGGATGACCGCCCAAGCCGCAAATGCGGATGCCAAGGACACGATGGCGGCGAGTGAGTTTACATTTAAATCCATATTAAGATATATTAGGTGGTTTAGAATTCTTATCGAGCATTACCCTGCGGTAGTTTTGTTTCCACAGGACATTGCAAATATATTTACCGATGGCATCAATCTTGGACTCGCTGGCTTCGGGGATGGCGAGGTGACTGGCTTCGTGAATGAGAACCTCAAGTTGTCGCTTACTTCCGAGACGTGGATCAACCTCGATGAGAGGATGTTTGTCGCAATGCCAAGCTTGCCCCCACGCACCTTCCTTGCCGAGCTTCCTGTATACGACTTTAGGATTTGGTTTCTTCTTCGGCATTTTGTTCGGATTGTTTAACTTTCCACCATAGGTGGTATAGGGCAATCAATAGGGCGATAAGTAATGCCCCCGAAACGATGATTGAGAAGTAAGCCGACTGTACTACATAAGGAACTGCACCGGCGACTGCACCACAAGCAATAAGTTTTAATCCGCCATCACGCATAACAGTTGCAAACATAATAGCACCAACTGTAAACAAACCAAGTCCAACATAAGTGAATGCAGATGTTCCATTGGTTGCGCCGATGGCAAGGGCTTCAGTTGCGGAGTCCGATAAGTCCAGTTCATTTAGATCGTCGATAATTGAAGTGTTAGTATCTACGGACGGAACGCACCCTGCGACCAAGATTAAGAATAAAATGGATAGTAGGGTCAGCCGCATAGGTCATCGGCCTTTAAGGGCGTCGAGGAGTTTTTTGCCGGAGTCGACAGTCGTGTTAATCTTCTTTTCGTTATTACGAAAGGTTAACGCACCGATAACAAAACCGATTACGAGGAAGGCGAGAGCTGTGAGTATGTATGACATTGTATTACGGGTTAAATGAGTTCGACTTTTACCAGAGGGCCGAGATCCGTGGGAGTTTGTTCGGTGTCGAAGGTGACGGTGATTTCTGATTCAGTTAGAGTTATAGATTCGCCATTGAAGGCAGGAAAGATTGTGGACACTACGGCTGGCGGACAGATTGAGGTGTCGAGTTTGCCTAGTAAGTATGTGATGCGGTAGGTAAACATTTTATGAGTTAACTTGGACGTGATAATCGGAGACGCAGATGTTTTGCGGTGAGCCTGTAATGGTGGCGGTGTTTTGCACCTCGAACATTAAGAAGTTTGCGTTAGTCGAACCAGAAGTTGTTGGGCCACCTGTTGATGTTGCTACCGATGAGCCGTTAACAAACAAGGCACAGTTACCAGCACCGTCAGAAGTCACGATCACATCGTAAGACTGTCCGTTTGCGGGAGTGAACGAAGAAGTAGTCGTAGTTAATGTAGTGCCGTTATGAACGAGCAGTTGCAATGCACCAGAGCCAGCGACCTTAATCATTAGACCACGAGCAGATAAATCGCTTGCGTCAGTTGTTGAGTTTTTGCCAATCGAGAAACGCCATACAGAGTTTGAGTCAGGGCTTGCTACATTTCGTGCTACGCGAACACCGAATTGAACCCGCTTTGAAAAGTCGAAACCAGAATTGTAGGTTGAGCCACGAGAATTATTTGCGATTACTGCCGAAGCGATAGCGTAACCTGTCGCAGTCGTCGGGGCAACGTTAAGTCGAGCGTTAGAGTTTTGAGCAGTAGCAGTAGCACCAGCACCGCTTACTGATGTTGACCAAGTAATCTGCACCATCGATTTACCACCTTGGAAATACTTAGCGTCTAGTAGCGTTGAAGGATTGATGACAGTCGTGGTTGAAGTTCCGGCCTGTGCTTGTGCCGTGGTTGCGTAAGCCGATGTGCCGATGAAGTTAGCCGATGCCGAAGCCGTGGATAGGTAGGCAGACATTCCGCTTTGAGTTTGATAGGTACTTGCAGCTGCACTGGTCGAAAGATAGGCCGACATTCCTGCTTGTGTCTGATAGGTCGATGCCGCAGCTGAAGTAGACAAGTACGCGCTCATTCCTGACTGAGTCTGATAGGTGCTTGAGGCACTGCTGATCGTGAGATAATTTGCTACTGCCGAAGCCGTACTTAAATACGCGGACGCTGGTTCGCTCGACATTGTACCAAGACTTAACCATTCCGTGTTGAAATTGGTAGAGTTGATTTTTGCCAACACTTGTCCTGCCGTTCCACCTACCGGAAGTACCGCCCCTGCCACACCGCCAACATTGACTTCCCAATTTGAATATGTGCCAGAACCAGAGTGCGTGTTAGAATCCCAAGTCATCACACCTGTTGCAGAGTTATAAGTTAAGACTGTTCCGTGCATGTGGTTTGCGTTATTATACGAAACCGTGATGTCTTGTTGTGGGCTATACGAAAGACCTGTTCCGACTGTCATCGTCTTTCCGTTTCCGCTATCGACTGTCAGCGTGGTTGTGGACGATGTTAGGTATCTGTCACCGACAGGGGGAAAAGTATAGAGCGAGCCGTCACCACGAATGTATTGCGAGGTCGTGCCGTTGTATCCGAGCCAAGCGGTGGTTTGGATTGTAGCGTCTGGGAAGGTGATGCCATTATTTGTGCCTATAATTTGTAAACCATTTTGATTTAAAGAACTGCTACCATTTGGGCCAACTGCATATGTTCCATCTTCAGCAGTCAATGTAATACTTGCAGGAACACTTGCATCTAATATAACTAAACCACCTGTCATCGTCCCACCTGTCAGCGGAAGATAACCATTCAACACATCTGGATTATATGCGGACGCTTGTGTGCTACCGTCTCCAAACTTTATAAAAGTACCACCGTTGGCATATAGACCAAGTGTTTGTGCGTCTCCTGTAACTCCGACAAAAGCGTAATCATTTTCAAACTCATATGTAGAACCTAGTTTTACACCACCGTTAATAGGGTCAGCACCGTCAGTCGCTTGATAGTTAATTAAACTAAAGTTATAACTACCGCTTCCAGAAATTCCACCAGTCATCGTTCCACCTGTTAAACTTAACTTACCATTTAACGCGTCATACAAGTCAGTCTGGTCGCTAAGCGTTCCTGTAATACTACCCCAAGTTCCACCGCCCGAAGTTACATCAATCCATTCCGTATTATAGTTAGTTCCGTCAATCTTTGCCAAGACCTGTCCTGCTGATCCACCAGTCGCTACGCCCGCACCAGTAGCCCCAGTATCGCCCTTGTCACCTTTAGGGCCAGTTGCGCCTGTGTCGCCCTTCGGCCCTTGGTCACCAGTATTACCCTTATCACCTTTTTCACCTTGGATACCTTGCGGGCCTTGTATGCCTTGTATACCTTGTGGGCCTTGGTCACCCTGCTCACCCTTGTCACCACGAGGAATGGTAAAGTCTAATATTGCCGCCGACAGAGTACCGACATTGACCACCTCTGCGTCCGTGCCAGCGTCGCCAGTCGTTGTAGTCCCGACTTGAACCGTAGCACCAGGCCCAGGCACACCCATCTCAATATTGAGCGTAGCACTTTTACCAACAACTGCCGCTAATATAGCACCACCATTGACGGTTGCCGTCAGACTTGCCGGTTGCAGGATCGTAATGGAAAGTCCCATTAGCTTGCGGAGGGAGGAGTAGTTACGTTATTAACAATGTTTACCAAAGCCGTTTGGCTCAAAGAGATAGTTCCCCAGTCAAAACGAACATCCCAGAAAGCCGTTCCTACTGCCCACTTTTCAGTTACGGAGGCATCCATAGTTACATTAAAGGTAGTTGGGGATGTTACGACCACCGTGAAGTCGAACAAGCTATTACGCGAGTCACGAATAGCGCTGGTAATGGTAACCCCAGTAAGGTCGGTTGGCCATCCTGTCTCTGGCGTATAGGTAACTACTGCCCCGAAAGTGGAACTTCTCTTAAATTCTATTACTTGGTTAATTGACATAGGTAGTTCGGTTCGCCTTTTAGGTTTAGCCGTATGTCAATAGGGGGGGGTTAGCCGCTTGAGCGTGTCGGTTGCGTTGGTAAGTAACCGCCAATATCGTCGCTATTGTCTCTAAATGTGTTATATGAATAGTCGGCATCAGAGTCACCCCAGTAATAAATTTCAGTAATTTCTGGAGAAACATAAAAATCATTATCAGTTCCCCATTTAGCATCGGCTTGTGTGGCTACAATTTTAGTATCTATCAACAAAGGTTCGTCTTGGAATACAATTGGGCCGTTGTTGATTTGATAAACATCAAAACGACCTTTTCCAGTAGGTTCTTCTGGCTTAAGTGGAATCCATTTAATATACGCAATTTCTTTTCTTGAACAATCAAAGTATTTAAAACCAACATTGCCAACAGGTTTACCAGTAGGAACTGCTAGAGTTGCGGCGGTAATGCTTGTCTGTGTAGTTGCTATTATGTCTATCTCTGTGTTATCGAAATAAAGTATTTGATCAAGCGGTGTGTCTAAATGAGGGACAATGGTAAAGTCATTTGGATTTATTAAACCAGTAACTAAATTGTTAATTACAATAGGTGGAGTGTAATAACTGCTTATGTCTCGTCCGATAACTACATCGTCTGCAATATAATTAAATGAGTCCGTCTCGTTCCAGTATTGGGCAAAAAATGTGTCTGGCCCACCGTCAATATATGTGACTGCACCACCACCACCTGCATTTCCTTTGGCCCAATTTTCACCTGTTGGAACTCCAGAAACAGAGTCTCCGTCAACGCCGTATGACCCCATATATGGGTTTGTGCTTTTATTTAAAAATGTTGGTATGTTTTCTCCAAATATAATGCTTAATGCTTCTGGGTATAAATCTTGGTGATTAGGCCCTTGTCCAACAGACCTAACAATGTCTAATAAATCTAATTCAAAGTTAATTGCACTATTTAAATCAGCCGCATCAAATGTCCCAATTTTTCCACTTAATGGATCAGCAGTAACTAAATTGTTTGAAGTAGTTTCAGAACTAACAATGTAGGACTGCATAACCCCACCGCCGGAAAATGAGCTTTTAACATTTTCATCGGCTGGTGAACCTTCTTCAATGATTGCGATTTGAGGACATATTGACGCTTCGTATTCATCAATAGTTGGACTTATTTTATATAAAAATACTTTATAGTTTTTATTCTTTTCAATTTTAACATAATCACCATCGCTAATAAAATATTCATCAGTTCCATTTTCATCAACAATTAAACTACCTGTTGGATAAATATTCCACTTTCCTATTCTTCTATTCCAAACAAATTCTGGTTCAGTAATAAAACCATTTTCATCTACGTTAAAATTCCTAAATGTGGTAAGACCCTGGACGCAACGGACACGATATTCTGGGTCGGCAGTAGGGTTGGCAGGGTCATTCCACTTTTCTACAAAGACATCAAATTGGTTAAACTTCCAACCATAGTCGTAAGCTTGTATAGGTGTTGAATAGGAAGTCCCTCCAGTCGATGCTTGGAAAGTAACCTCACTCGACATTCCAGTTTTAGCAATGTCTACACCTGTACCTAACTTATTTAAACCAGCCGCGCTTGCATTGCCCTGCCCGAATGAACCAGCCGACCCGCTATTAAATCCATCGATAGAGCGCATTGTATTAGTCGAGTTTAGGATAGATATCTGGATCCCAACCGCTAATACCGGAGAGCATCAAATCCATAGTTATCTTATAATTTATACCAAATAATTCTGCTGAAGCATTTGTAATAAGGAAACTTCGAGCAATTCTGGCTTCGTAGTCTGAAGTATATTGTAAAGTTCCTTCATAGGGTGCATCTCCCGCTTTTTGTAATAATTTTTTGTATGGTGCTGGTAAACCAATTCTTACTCCGCTTGTTGTCCAACCAACCATTGAAGCGTAATTTAATGCTTGTTGTGCGTTGGATGCTTCATTTTCTGCACCCACATAAAACATCATTCTAATTGTAGCTTGTGGTTTATAATAAGACTTAACACCAGCTTTAATATTTAAAGGTAAAGTAGTATCTTGTTGAGGGGCAAATCCTACGAATTGCTGATAACTGGTTACACCGCTTGTGAATGGTGTCCAAAGTGAATTATTATATTGTCCATTAGGTTTACCATTAGGAGGCCCTGCCAATGGAATTTGAGGGACTACGGTTGGTGGGCCTTTAATACTTGTACAATTAAGTTTAATGAAATTTGGGTGTGCGGCAATATTCTCCGAAGCCGACGATGCAACCATTGAGCATTGCCTGTCGCTTTCGCCTTCATTTTCAGCAAAGTGTTTATGATCTAATCCGCAATATTCAGCAGTAACAGTTGCTACGTTAGATTTATCTGTCACGAAACTTGCTTTATACAAAGTCAAGTGTGCATAGTTTGACATTCCAATACTATTGAATGGATGCTTTTCACCACGAACAAAGTTATCTTTTGCAAATTTAGTTAAGCAAATAGCGCCATCCCATTTGAAGGTTACGCGAGAAGTAATAAAACCGAAACCATCGGACTCCGTAGTCCAACCAGGTTGAACCATAGGGGTTAATAGTTTATTACCGAATTCTTTATATGTTAAAATATCTGGATTTGGGTCTGGCATAAAGTTTTAGCGTGAGCGTTCTGGATCGTTTCCGATACCGATTGTATCTACTCCACCTTCATCCATTTTGGCTTCAATGGCTTTAAGTGACTCTGCACTTGCTTCGGTAGCGGTAGCAGTTCTGTCAAAAGA